GAGAGGAATATAATTATTTCCCCCGCCGTTCCTCGGTCGAATATTAAGCCTTATATACAACTCCGCGCCTTCGAAGCGATACGAGTTATATCGCCCGTCACGATTGTCAAGCCTGAGCGTGACCTCCGACGCGGATGCCGCTCCCACGCCGATATAATTCCCTGCGACGCTGTATCGGTCGATTTCAAAGCCGCTCGATAATATGTCTTCTTCGGTAAGATTAATCACCGCGCCTGATGTAGGCGTCACGCTTATATCGATGTGTTGGTTATATTCGCCGCTTTTTAGTATATCGAGCAGCGTTTGTGATATTGGGTACATCAGCGCCCTCTTCTTTCTATGATATTAAAGGCTATGCTTTCCCACTTGTTGAGCGTCGTGTTATACAGCACACCTGAGCGGTCGCCGACTGTGAATTCACTCGTCAAATAACCGCCTGTCATACCGTCGAGATATGTGACAGTGATGTAATTCGGATTGAAAGCAGTTAAAATAACCGCCGCTTGCTCAATTGTCGGATAATTCCATGTGAGGTGTATTTTTCGGATTTGTCCGATTCTGTCTTTGTTAAGCACGACTGCTTCTGTCCATCCTGATCCTTCGGCGGACAAATCCGCCAAATCCCACGTATAGGAGGACGGGGTAGGTATGCTCGTTCCCCCGACACTCTGTATTGGATTTCCTGCCACTCTGCGCTCCTCCTATTAATGTACAGGCACGACAATGTTGCCGTCTCGCCTATTTTTTCTATCAAGTGCGGATATAATCGTTTCGGATGTAACTTCACCCGAATCATTTACTATTTGTATAGTAATATCGCCTCCGCCGCCTCCCGCTTTCATCATTGCTTCGTACACACCCGCTTTGATTCCCGATACAATCTGGTCGTTATTCGCAACAGCTGCATGTCCGCCGATTGTACCGACAAGTTCGGGCCCGGATTCGCGCGCAATAAACATCTGCCCCATTTCGGGGAAACCGCCGCTTGCAAAGCCCATTATCTTCATGACTTCGGGACTTATTTGACCGTTTTGAAGAGTTTGTTTCGCGTGTGTGGCGAGATCTATTTTGCCGATTGCGTTTGTGATACCGTTCGCGAAGGCTGTGCCTATTGTTTGCCCTGTACTCCAAAACAAGTTTTCATACCCCGCTTTGTGTTGCTCAAGCGATGCCTTTGCGCCGTCAAGGACTTTTATAACGCTGTCTGAGCCGAGTCGCTTGCTGATTGCGTCTATGTCTTGTCCTGCGCCCTCCAGGCCATCTTTTATTGCGCCGGCTACGTTGTTTCGATAGGATGTCGACATTTGCCCTATCCCTGCGCCGCGTACATCGAACAACGATGTCAATGTTTTTCCCGTTGCATCAGAAGCCCAAACGGTTCCGTCTATTCCGAGCGTTTCATATTGTCCTTTTATGTCTTCTGACAGAACATTAACGACATTCTTTTTATATTCAGCCATCGCCTTAGAAGTATAGTTCGCGACATTGTCTTTGTGAAAGCCTTTTTCAACCCAACCCAAATTGCTCCACTCTTTTTCCGCCGCTCCGTGTACCGTTCCTATTTCGGCGACCATGTGGAGCTGCATGTCATCAAACGCCGTTGTAATATCGTTTTCGATTGTGCTTTTTTGTTTTTGATAATCTTCGTTCAGTATTTCTTTGACATTCTCCCAGAGCTTGATTTCTTCGAGAGCGCCCCTGTCGGTTGCGCTTTGTATATAGCCCTCAATTGTTTCAGATACAATTCTGTGCGCTTCGCTGATAGTATTTAATATTTCGGCGCCTGTATCACCAAACTCTTTGACCTTAGCTTTTGCCGACTCGATATCACCGCCGAAGTCGATTCCGTTTTCTCTCCACGCCGTCACCGTTTTATCCCACTCCAAACGCGCGGCTTCCGTTGCGTCCGTAGCAATCCCCGCTTCTCGATAATAATCCAGTGTTGCGTCAGTGAGTTTTTTTAGATAATCGGTATATTCGAAAGAACCCTGTTCGGCTCCCGCGAGAGATTCCGTGAGTTCATCAATTGTGCCCTTGAGTTCGTTCAGGCGCGCCCTCTGTTCTGCCGTGACGCGAGTAACCTCTACCATTACGCCCGCGATTCCCTCCTGCACTTCGGGCGCAGTTCTCGATAACGCTCCCGCCAACGCCGTGGTAATAATCTTTTCGGAGTTAGTAAGATTTTCGTTTATCGCATCATGCAACTCGGCAAAATATCCTTTGATCTTATCAATTTCTTTTTTGACATCGATACCCTGAACACTCAACGTAGTAACCACCGATTGAATCTTGGTTTGTAAATCTGCTATCTTCGTGTCGTTCAGCTCGATTTCAGCCGCCAAGCCGAGGATGATTTTCTTTTCTGCAACAACGCTCGCCCATTTGTTTTTAAACGCCGTTATAATATCATCAATCGGTACGCCCTCGCCGTTGAAGAACGCGTCATTTACGAGTTTTTTTATGTTATCCTGGAACCCGAACGCCATACCAACGACCGTGGCTATTAACGCGACAGATATACCTATCCCGATTCCGCTTGCGACGGAGCCCGTAGCAATAATCGCACCTACAGTTCCGATTGCAGTGCCAAGCAGAGCTTTGACTATGCTCATGAAATCTCCTTTTCCACTGGCGATTTCTCTTGCTGCGTCAAAAACAAGTCCGAACTCAACGATCAAAGTAGCAGCCATCACTCCCGCTTTGTTTACATCTGCGCCGAATAGGTACTTGGCAATTCCACCCGCCGCTCTGACGCCTGTAATAAAATCGGTTATTTCGGTAGCTATTTTCCAAGCTAAGAACGCCGCACCGATCAGCGCGGCAATTTTCAGCACATCGTCTAACACGGGCAGAATGTTATTTCTTATGTAGTCCGCAGTTTCTTTTATCCCTCCAGGTATCGTCACTTCCTCGAACATATTTTTTGTTGTGTCACTGTTCGCCAAATCGTTCAGTACGTCGGATGCCTTTTCAAAACTCAGTATATTCAGCTCCTCAATCCCTGTTAACGCAGCTGAAGCTTTTCCGAGTTTATTCACTTCTTTGGTTGTATCTGCAACCGCGCCCGAATAATCCTGCTGCACCTTGACGGCTCTGGTATATGTGTTTTTACCCGCGAGAGCTGACATCAACGCGCTTGCATAATCAAATCCCTCGGCGAGTTTGTCAACGATTTTCATGATATACGGAGAAACAGTGTCAAGGATAGGCAGCAACGACGAAGCCACACTGTTTTTTAGATACATAAAACTCGTAGAGTATTGCGACATTATCGCGTTCGCTTTTTCGGAATCTCTTGCGATGTTTTGCAACCCTTCGCCGAGAGCGTTGCGCATTGCGCCAATCGCACGGCGTAACGTTCCCCACAAAAATAACCGCTTGAAAAGTGCTCCGATTTTAGTAAACGACGTTTTCGTACTTTTTGATGTTCGCTCTACTTCTTGCCGATATTTTTTTGTTTCCTCTGTGGTTTCTTTCGTCGTTTCGGTTAGTTCTTTTGTGGCGTCGGTGGTTTCGCCGACTTCTTTTTTAGTTTCTGAGACTGCTTCTTTCATTTCTTCAGAGGCGTTTTCGGATTCGCGTATAGCTGCGGCCATTTCCTCTGCTCTTCTCATCATTTCCTCGAGCTCAGCCTTTGCTTCTTGTGTCCATTTCTGCATGTTGGCAAAAGTGTCAGGGTGGATATCGGTTCTGTTAGCCGCTTGCCCGACCATGCCTTTCATTTTTTCATATCTTCGTGCCGCTTCTTGTATTTTTTCGTTCAAAGACGTAAGGTCAGCCTTCATGTCGTCGACGCTTCGCTTCGCGTTTTTTACCACCGCATCAACCGGATTCCCTTTACCGCTCGCTCCCGACATTGCGCTTCTCGCCATTTCTTGAATTTCTCTGATTTTGTTACGAAGCGCATCGAGATTACCGAGAGCCTTTTCGACGCGCGTTGTTATGATTATTTCCAGTTCTTCGACGGTAATTGCACTACTCGCCATTTACTCCACCTCCTCCATACAAAAAATTAAGCCATGTTACGGTTTCCGTTTTTGTTTTTTCTGCCGCCGTTAAATTTCGGCGTTTGCCGAATAAAGCGGGATATATCTCTGCTACTGTTTGGTACTTGTTCTTTTTATCAAACAAGGTCGATATGCCCGATACTAACTGGCGATTGGTTCCGTCCGCAAGGATTATTGCTGTTCTCGTTTTCTCTTCTTCTTTTTTACTCTGTGCTTCGATATAAAGTCCGACTTGCTTCAACGATGTTTCCTCAAATTCGTTTGGTTTCAGTCCCCATCCATATGCCGCAAGCCGGATTTGTTCTATTATCTCTACTGTTGTGATTCTATCAGGGTTTTTTCCGTCATTTTCGCCATCGAGCCCCTGACCGCCTCTTCCACGATCGAATCCATTTTTCCTGACAGCGGACTTGTTATCATTTTTTCCACTTCGTCCTCTGTCATTTTTGTCATAAAAAAATAATGATTGTTAAAAGCCGTAATCAGGAGTTTATATATATCTCCTACAGTACTATTGTTTTCCGTTTTGTACGCATCAAGGAAATCATAAACCTCATCGGTGTTCTTAAAATCATTTTGCGTTAATCCGTAAATGATTATCGCGAGAGTTTTTGAACTCGTTTTTTCAATACCCTCATATATCGCCTTGTTCAAGTCATCGCAGTGGAGCAAGTTTAGAGTTTTCATCACGTTTTTTGTTGTAAATGCCAGCTCTATTTGCTTTCCTTCAATTTCCATTATCATATTTTATACCTCTTTTACTTAATTTTACGCGGGAATAGCGGACAGCTCCTCGACTTGCGTACTCTTATAGATTTTCAGCGTGCACATGTACATACTGTCAAGGTCGATCGACGCAAGGGTGAGAATGAATTTGCCTTTCCAGTGGAACACTTTCTCGTAATCGTCGGGGAGTTTGACGTACCAATCGACGTCGTCTCCATTGCTCAGCGCGATCATTGCCTCCCATTGTTCTTTATACAACAGGCACTCAACCTCAATCGCCGAAAACGCCTTTACGCCGGGTGCTGCGAATTCTTCGGTACTCTCGAGTGTTCTGTAAGTCAAATCTTCGGGAGTTCCCTGAAACGGGGGAATGCTCTGAACGCCGAACACCTGTGTAGTTGCTCCCGACTTCTTGTAGTACAGCTCAGTTGTCATCGTTGGTGACGGAGGGGTAAACGTGGTATTTACTTCTGCCATTATTATAATCTCCTTTTTATTTAGTTCTGTGTAATGTGTTTGTTCTCATTTCCCATCGGCATTCAAAATATCCGCCGTAGCGGTATTTATTTGTCACTTGGTCTTGAAAAATTTTTATGTTTCCGTTGTTTATCAGATTGATTTTTGCAAATTCGACTTTCACCTTGTCGAATATTTCCAAGGTTTCGCTGATTCTGTCCGCCCACACCTCAACCGTGACGAGCAGTTCCACAGCTTCGCTCATGTAGCGCGGTTCTTGATCAGGCGGAGAAATAACGCATATCGGGAATTTTGTTTTTACATCGGGATTTGTGAGAATTACGCCTTGTGTTCCGAGCTCGGGGACAGACGCGGCGGCACTGATCAGCATATTGTTGAATAGATTCGTATTGAGAATATACAGCACATCTTCCACTACCGCACCACCTCCTTTACCATTTCATCTATAGCGTCACACACTGCCTGTACGTTGGCTTTACGATTATGAAAAGCGGCGGGTTTCATGTAC